AGGGCAAGGGCGGCTGCGAGCATCATGGGATTTGTCCAGAATAATGATGGAGAGTTAATTGGCGATGATGTAGAGACTGGACAACGTGTTCAAGATTTTCAGCCAGGTCAATGGAATTATTTAATGCCAGGTGAATCTGTTCATGTTCCAGATATTGATTATCCAAGTCAGCAATATGAAATGTTCGTCAAGAATAAAATTCGTAGATTTGCTACTGGATTTGGATGTTCATTTGAAACGATCAGTAAGGATTTTAGTGAAACTAATTATTCAAGTTCAAGATTAAGCTTGTTGGAAGATAGGGAGCATTGGAGATTTGTTCAGCGTTATTTAATAGATAACTTCCATTATCGAGTTTTTAAGGAGTGGCTTTCATTAGCTGTGTTGAGTGGTCAGCTTGATTTTGCTGATTATTCAGCAAGGCCACTTAGATATTGCAAGCCTAGATGGACACCACCAGCACAACATTATGTTGATCCGTTGAAGGAGGTTCGTGCTTATAGAGAAGCAGAACAAGCTGGTTATATGTCTAAAGCACAAGTTATAGCTGCAACAAATGGAGGTGATTATGACGATATAGCTGCTGAATTGGCTAGAGAACAAGAGGTTGCAAACAATTTAGATATAACATTAGATAAGGACTTAAAATTTGAACCAGTTCAACAACAACTTGAACTTGATGTCGGTCAAGTTGAAGAGACACCAAAACCAACACGCAAAAGGAGGCGTTCTAAATGACAACTGAGAAAACTGAAGTTCAAGAAACCTCTATAGAAAGAAGAGATCCTTCTGAAAAGTTTCAAAGAACAGAACTTACAGAGTTTAGAAGTGTTGGTAAAGGCCGAACTTTTGAATTTCCTTTCAGTTCCGAATATCCAGTAGAGAGATATTTTGGTAAAGAAGTGTTAAAGCATGATGACAATTCTATTGACTTTAGTCGTCTCAATTCTGGTGCAGCACCACTTCTTTGGAACCATGATCCAGATAGGCATATAGGGATAGTTGAACGTGCATATATTGATAAAGAGAAAAAACGTGCATATGCAAAAGTGCGTTTTTCACGCAATAAATTTGCTTCTGAAGTCTTAGAAGACGTTAAAGATGGAATTTTACGTGGAATATCGTTTGGTTATCAAATAAAGAATATTGAAGAAAAAGATGGAGAGTTCGTGGCAGATGACTGGATGGTGCATGAAATCAGCGTAACCCCCATACCAGCAGACCCTACGGTTGGCATAGGACGGTCACTAATCTCACCTTCTGAGGAGGTGACTGAAACCTCACAACCTAATACTATTAGTATTGAAAACAAATCTCCTGAAGAGGAGATAAGTTCTGCGGCACGTTCCGCATCACCCTCGGTTCCATCTATGGAAGAAAAATCACAAGAAACTGTGGTGGATACGGCTCCTGCCGTAGAAGCTCCAGAACCTGTTATCGAAAAAGCAGAGAGATCTGTTGAAGTAGATACAGCGGCTGAAGTAAAACGTGCGCTTGAAGAAGAGCAAGTTCGTACTTCAACAATTTATGCCGTTTGTCGCCAACATGGTGCAGACGAGCTTACTGAATCTCTGATCAAAAACGGCAAGTCTGTTGCTGATGCTAGAGGTGAAGTTCTTGACCTAATTTCAAAAAGGTCTGAAGCAAGTAACACTCCTATACGGTCAACAGACATGAACTCAAGTTCCAATGAAGTTGGATTAGAGGCAAAAGAAGTAAAACGCTTCTCTTTCCTTAGAGCTATTAACGCATTAGCAAATCCATCTGACAGACAAGCACAAGATGCTGCTGCTTTTGAATACGAAGTTTCAGCAGAAGCTTCTAAGCGTTATGAAAAGCCTGCTTCTGGAATCTTGGTTCCTAACGAAGTTCTTTCTGGCTATACAAGAGACTTAAATGTTGGTACTGCAACTGCTGGTGGAAACTTAGTTGAGACTGAGCTTCTTGCTGGTTCATTTATAGACATTCTTCGCAACAGAATGGCTGTAATGCAGGCTGGAGTTACAACATTAAATGGCCTTAACGGAAATGTCAGTATCCCCAGGCAAACTTCAGCATCGACGGCATATTGGGTCGGCGAGGGAAGTGATGTAACTGAGAGCCAACAGGCTTTCGATCAGGTGAACCTCACACCTAAGACAATTGGTGCTACTACTGACTACACAAGAAAGCTTCTTCTTCAGTCAAGCATCTCTGTTGAGTCAATGGTTCGTAATGATATTGCGAAGCAAATTGCTCTTGCTTTAGATACTGCTGCTATCTACGGTTCAGGTTCATCTAACCAGCCAACTGGTATCACAAATACAACTGGTATTGGTACTGCAACAATCACTGGTGTTGGTACTTTTGCTGAGTTGATTGCAATGGAAACAGACGTTGCTGTTGCTAATGCTGATCAAGGCGCACTTAAGTACATCGTTAATGCGACTGCTAGAGGTGGATTGAAGAGCGTTAAGAAAGATGCTGGATCTGGTGAATTTGTTTTTGCGAACAATGAAATCAATGGTTATCCAGTAATTGTTTCTAACCAGTTAACAAACAACGACTGCTTATTTGGTGACTTTAGTCAGTTGATAGCTGCGTTCTGGTCTGGTCTTGACATCACTGTTGACCCATTTGCAATGTCCAAATCAGGAAGCGTTAGAATAGTAGCGTTACAAGACGTTGATTTCGGTGTTAAACAGCCAACTGCTTTCTGCCTCGGAACATAAATTGATGAAGGTAAAACTCATCAGAGGAGTGATGGTTGCTGGCCTTGTTAAAAAGGCTGGCTCCACACTTGAAGTTGAAGAGAACGTAGGTCGAATGTTAATTAGCAGCAATAAGGCTGAATTATTCGTTGAGCCTGCTGTTAAAAAAGCTGCACCTGCTGCAAAGAAGGTTGCGGCTGCAACTCCTAAAGTTGCGACTCCAAAAGAAAAACCTTCTACTCCTAAAAAGGAGACAGCTTAAATGTCAGTTATTCAACAGAACCTCGGCAAAATTAATTTGATCGCAGGTCATCCAACAGCAGCTAGGACGGCTACAGGCCAAACAAGTGGTATTGATTTAAGAGATTATGACGGTGCAGTTGTATTTCTTTTAGATTCTGCCGCTGGTGCTGGTACAAGTCCAACTCTCGATGTGACAATCGAAGATTCTGCTGATAACTCAAGTTTTAGTGCTTTAAGTGGTGCTGCTTTTACTCAAGTAACAGGCACAGCTTCAGCACAGAAACTTTCAATAGATAAGGACAACGCAAAGCGTTATGTCCGTATCAAGTACACAATTGGCGGTTCATCAGGTCAATCATTTACATTTTCTGTAAATGCACTTGGCTTGAAAAAGTACGGCTAATTTATTTATGGCCCCCTTCTGTCTGCGAGGGGGCTTTTTCTTATGGCTTTAACTGAAGATTTAGATATTTTCTTTGAGGATTTCCAAGATACTGTCGTTTATTCAAGTTCGACATACAAGGGGATTCTTGAACAGCCCGATGAGATAGTCGCTGATGGAGTGGTAATGACCACCGACTATCAATTGATTGCTAAAACAACTGATTTGGGCGCAGTTGCTTTTGGTGGGAGTCTTACAGTAAATGGAGCAGCTTATACAGTTAGAAGCGTTAGAAAGATAGATGACGGTGCATTGTGCATCTTGTCTCTCACCAAAACATAGAGGTGACTAATGGCAAGTAAAAGAGAACAAATTTTAGCTGCATTAAAAACGCAATTAGCAGGGACTACTGGGGTCGGGACTCGCATATATAGAACGAGAGTAACTCCTACAGCTAGGAATGAGTCACCAGCAATTGTAATTGAGCCAATAAATGATCAGCCAACAGTTACTTCTGCAACGTATGAGAAGCTTGATTGGACTTTAAGAATAAGAGTTGTTGTAATTGTTCGAGGTGAAATTCCTGACAATGTTGCTGATGCAACGATTAATAGTCTTCATACGAAATTAGTAAATGATCCGACAATTGGAGGTTTAGCTTTAGATATAAGGCCGTCAACTACTACATTTGAAGCAATTGATGCGGATCAGCCTGCTGGAGTCATTTTTTGTGAATATGAAATTGACTACAGAACGGCTTATAACAACTTATCGACATAATATGTTGATACCTAACAACCCACTTCATTTATTATGAATGGTGAAAACCCAGGGGAAGGCGGTAGCTACCTGCTTGATCCAGAAACAGGTGAACGCACTCTCGTAAAGCGCACCTCTCCACAAACATCATTAGAGGGAACAGCCAATGGCACTTCTGAACAGGAAACGAGTAATTCTTCTGGAACTGGAAAGCAGTTACGGAACAGATCCAACTCCAACGGGAGCAGACGCAATCCTAGTGAGGGATCTGTCGATAACTCCTCAAGCGAGTGATGTTGTTTCCAGAGATTTAATTAGACCTTATCTCGGTGCTTCAAGACAGCTACTAGCTAATACAAGAGTTGAGTGTACGTTCAGCGTAGAACTTGCAGGATCAACCGCAGCAGGTACGGCTCCTAGAGTGGGCAAGGCACTCAGAGCATGTGGTCTTAGCGAGACAGTCGCTGCTAACACAAGTGTTACTTACGCACCTGTTTCTGGTTCTTTTGAGTCAGCAACTATTTATTACAACGTAGATGGTGTCTTACATAAGACAACAGGCTGTCGAGGAACATTTAGTATCTCAGCGACTGTTGGAGAAATTCCTACAATCGACTTCTCTTTCCAAGGCATATATGTGGCTCCAGCCAATGCCGCACTACCTTCTGTTACTTATGGAGCGCAAGCAACACCATTAGTATTTAAGAATGGTAATACTGCTGGATTTGAGTTATTGTCTTACGCTGGTGCGTTACAAAGTTTCTCCTTTGATGCTGGAGTAGAAACTCAGTACATGGAACTTGTCGGGGGAACTAAAGAGGTTCATTTGATAGACAGGCAGACAACAGGTAGCGTTACTATCGAAGCACCATTGCCAGGTACTAAGGATTATTTTGCTGCTGCTTTAACAGATTCAAGTTTGGGTAATTTGCAATTTACTCATGGTGATACAGCAGGAAACATCGTTAAGTTCACTTCCACCAAAGTTGATATTGGTGATGTGAGCTATTCAGAGTTGAATGGCATCGTAATGGCTGATATTCCGTTCACAGCATGTCCATCAACTGCTGGAAACGATGAATTTGAGCTTCAATACAAGTAAATCAGCGTTGATTTGATTAAAAGGGGGCTTACGCCCTCTTTTTTTATGGTTAAAGTAGCAAGGTATCTCTATTTTTTATCAAATGAGTTTTATTAGAAAGAAAGTTTCTGCTTATCCTTGGCCTGTTGAAGTTAGAAAACCTTCAGAAGAAGTTGCTGGTGAGTTTGAAACCCATAAGTTTATTGTTAAGTTCAAA